TCCCCCCTGCTACTACTCCTCACTATTCAAAAAATGCTGTATTTCTCGATACTTAAACAACATTGATTTTTTCTAAAAAGTAGGTGGAGGGAGGGGGGGTACTAAAAAGGCTAAAAAAGTACCTCAAAAATGATCAATTATCTTCATTTTTAAAGTACTGATCTTCACTTTTTGAGGGCTGATCTTCATCAAAATTGATCAAAATCGATCATTTTTAGATCAAAATCGATACGATCTTAGAAAAAATTAGATAGGTAGAATTTAGTGATTTTTACCTACTTCAATCCAGATGTAGGTAAAAATCACTACAACACTACTCAAATTAAATCATCCCACACACATGTTTTAAGCTATTCATAGATAGCCAAACATGTTAAAATTTCTATATCACAAGGCAATCAATACTAATCGAAGAGGTATAGGACTATGACTCGCAAAAGAGGATTTATGAGGACAACCCCAACGACAAGAAGCAACGCTGGCTTGCGTGCACAAAAGCAAGGGAAAACTGCTGAAGAACAAATTTTAGAGATAGGTGCTTTCTATCTGGAGCATAAGATTGCTGAGATAAATAAGAGACATGAGCCTTATAAAAGAGTAGGTAGTGGAAAGAATTGCTTCCATGCTATTTACTCTGACAAGGCGGGATGTGACTTTGAGATTTGGCTACCAGGTGGACGAGGTGGCTATTTAGAATGTAAATCAAGGGAAGGTATGAGAATCCAAAAGTCCGCTATTGATCCATACCAACAAGAGCAACTTGATCGTAGACTTGCATGGGGACAAATCGCCGTCGTACTTGTAAGACTTGACGGTGTTTGGTTTGCATGCTCGTGGCAAAAGTTTAGAGATTTTGAAAAGAAGAGTTTTACGGTCGCTGATCTTCTTCAAGTAGGTAAGCCCGTCCCCATGCTTGCCAACCTACTCCCAGATTTCATTAAGGTGCTAGATCAAATTTGATCTGATATAAATTCTTTGATATATAAAGTTATCTTTCATCAAAGGACAATCTATGAAAATCACTATTGATCTTACTAAGCATGTGCCAGTGGTTAAATCAATCATCGCTCTTGCATCACAACTAACATCTCCAGAATACTTATCTTATATCTATGTAGGTGTATCAGATACTATCCTCACACTAAAATCCACAAATCTTGAAGCTACTAAAATTGCTCAATTTGATCTTGATCAAGCGGTGAGCGAAAAAATTGAAATCTTGATGCACCACCAATCACTTGCTCAAGCAATCTCTATCTTTAGTGGTAAAATCACAATTGATTTTGACAAGCAAGTCATTTCGCAAGGCTCAGTTAAGATTTATTACAAAGCACATGATCCTAAAGAATACCCCGAGATTTTTAGCGATTTTGAGATTGATGAGTCTACACCTGTATGGGATGAAGCTGAGTTGATTGATCTAAAGAAAGCGATTGATCTAACCTCACCTTGTGCTGATACCACTGGTCAGAGAGCAAGACTTGGTACACTCCATCTTTTCACAAGTGATGACAACTTGATACTTGAGGCTACAAATGGGTATACACTCGCTCGCGTCAGACTTGAAAAAAAGAGCTACCTTGATTTCAATACCCTCATCCCAATCTCTTCGCTAAAACATGTGAAAAACTTTCTTGATACTACAATCTACCCCACAATTACCCTTACTAAAGGTCATATCCTTTTCAAAGATGTGTCTCAGTTTGTAGCCGTAAGACTCTTTCAAGAGTACTTCCCAGATACTCGCTCAATCATCCCCAAAGAGTATGAAAATTCACCCATCATGTACGAATTGAATGCAACCTTGAAAACATGCTTGAAACAAGTCGCAAAAGTTCAGACGGATAAGGAGGTGAGTCATATCATGCTATCCGTGGATAAACAAAACAACTTTTTAATCGTTGGTAGTGATACTAGTGGACATGATTTATACGAATATGCTGATGATGATTTTGTAGAAGAAGGTTGTGCTTCTTCCAAATTCTCAACCGCCTATTTTGGTCACGCTATTGCACATACTACTAAAGCCTATCAATCTGGTGTACTCACTCCTCTTGTATGTGAGGATGATACTAAGAAAATCTTGATCCTTGTCATGGCTCGTAGGGGCAATTAAAAAATAATCATCCCCCTTGTGATTTAGCTACTATGAAAATCCACTCACACAAGGGGAAATTTAAAAAATGCAATTCTCAGATCATGCTCTATCACTTTTGAAGAGCTACTATTTACTACCTTATGAAACTGAAATTGATCAAGCATTTGAGCGAGCAAGCAAGGCTTATTGTGCTGATGATTATGCTCTAGCTGATCGTATCTATAACTATGTGCGACAAGGTTGGTTCATGTTCTCATCCCCAATCCTATCTAATGCAAGGATCAAGGATGAGGAAAAGGCTAAAGCTGGCTTACCTATCTCTTGCTACCTCACCTATGTAAGCGATGATCTTGACGGCTTAATTGCACATACAAGTGAAAACCGTTGGCTAGGTGTGCTAGGTGGTGGGGTAGGTGGCTATTGGGGACATGTGCGGGCGGTATCCCAAAAAGCCCCTGGTCCTATCCCATTCATTAAGACGATTGACTCGGATGTGGAGGCTTATAGACAAGGTAAAACTAGACGGGCAAGTTATGCTGCTTACCTTGACATTGATCATCCTGATATTATTGAATTTCTAAATCTAAGGCTACCTACTGGCGGTGATACCAATCGCAAGGCTTTCAATCTTCATAATGCTATTTGTTTAAGTGATGCATTCATGCAAGCGGTGATAGATAACTCATCTTGGGACTTGATAGATCCACATACAAGCGAAACAAGAGAAACGGTACGAGCAAGAGAACTTTGGGAAAGAATTTTAGAAGTACGATTTAGAACTGGAGAGCCTTATCTCATGTTCAAGGATACCGCTAATAGAGCCTTACCCCAAGCCTTAAAAGATCAAGGATTACAAATACATAGCTCAAATTTATGTCTTGCTGGTAGTGAGCGAGTAGTCACAAATCGAGGATACCTGACGGCTCAAGAGTTATATGAACAAGGTGGAGAACTTGAAATCTTTGATGGTTTGATAGCACAAAAAGCCTCTGAGATGAGATTGATTGAGAAAGATGTACCTACATATAAAATCACTCTAAAGAATGGTTTGTCACATACCGTCACGGCATACCACCAGGTACGGACGGATAAAGGTTTGACCGCTTGTGAGGATTTGGTTGTAGGTGATAGAGTACATATCCAAAGCAATAAAGGTCTTTTTGGTACTACAAGCATGGAAGATGAGGCTTTCCTACTAGGTTTATATCAAGCTGATGGTACTCAGCACAAAGATATCATCATGCTTGATCTATGGGAAGATGATTTTGATCTGATTGATGAGATAGAAGAGAGATTTGCACGAGTCCATCAAAAATACGGCTGTGATACTTACGAAATCATAAATCAACATGGTGTTGTATGTACAAGAGGTAGAGAGCCAGCAAAATTTACTACTTGCACCGTCAATCAAAGTCCCGTTGCCAAAAAGAGATTAGCATCTAAAACACTAAAGAAAGCCTTAGATTTCACTAAAGGTCAAGTACCTTATTGGATTTGGGAGTCAGATGAAGCTACTCAATGGCAATATGTGAGAGGCTTGTTTTATGCTGATGGTTGTGTTTCTTTAGCATCATCACGAGGTGAGCCGATTTATCTTAGTATCTCTAATGTAAACAAAGATTTTCTAAATGATTTGCACCTACTTTTAAGAAACTTAGGCTTGCCTTTTGCTCTCCACCTACAACGAGAAGCGGGATACACAAGCTTGCCAGATGGTAAAGGTGGGTATAAAGACTACCCAACTCAAACTTGTTATCGCTTAGTTTGTGGATCTAAAAATGCTTGTTTGCTCTTTGAAGAAAAAACAAATTTCCTCACCAGACGAGGCGTGGATTTAGAAAAGAGACCTTGGAGGGATAATAGTCGCAAGGTGTCTGAGGTGGTATCTATTGAGTATGTTTGTCATCAAGATGTATATTGTTTAAGTGTAGATTCGGACAAGCATCTGTTTGTAGTCAACGGGATTATCACTCACAACTGTTCCGAGATTTTTTTACCAACTACTAAAGATAGATCCGCCGTATGTTGTCTATCTAGCCTCAACCTTGAATATTTTGATGAGTGGAAAGATACCACGATCGTTGAGGATTGCATAACATTTTTGGACAATGTTTTACAATACTTTATTGATCATGCACCTCACCAACTCAAGAATGCGATACATGGAGCAAGGCAAGAGAGAAGTCTTGGACTTGGTGCTATGGGCTTCCATTCGTACCTACAACGCAAGAAAGTATCCTTTGAGTCAGTAGTAGCGAAGAGTTTGAACAATAAGATTTTCAAATTGATTAAAGAGAAAGCCGTTGCTCAAAGTGAAAAGCTTGCAATTGAACGAGGTGAATATCCTGATGGTTTAGGTACGGGTAGACGCAATGCACATTTACTTGCGATTGCTCCAAATTCAAACTCTAGTATCATCCTAGATACATCACCTAGTATTGAGCCATGGGTAGCTAATGCATTCACTCACCGCACAAGAGCGGGGACATTCCTTACTAAGAACAAATACCTTGATCAATTACTACTATCTAAAAAACTAAGTGAAACTCAATATGAAGAGGTTTGGCAATCCATCATCATTCATGAAGGATCCGTTCAGCATTTAGATTTACTCACCGATCAAGAAAAACAAATTTTTAAGACGGCTTTTGAGATTGATCAACAATGGATTATCTCACATGCTGGGGATAGGCAAGTACATATATGTCAAGGTCAATCCACTAATCTTTTCTTCCCCTCTGGTAGCTCAAAATCCTATGTCAATGCTTGCCATCTTCAAGCGTGGAAACAAGGTTTAAAATCCGTGTACTACCTTCGTACTACGGCGGGGACTCAAGCTGAAAAGATCAGTAAGCCCTTGGTTAAGCAAGTGACAAAACTCGATGAATGTATTGCATGTGAGGGATAAAAATGAGTAATTTATTAAAAGAGAGCAAGACTTATAAACCTTTCCGTTATCCTTGGGCTATGCAAATCGCTGAAGAGCATGAGAAAATGCACTGGGGGACATGGGAAGCAAAACTACAAGAGGATGTGAAGCAATGGAAAAGCAATAGTTTGACACCTGATGCTAAGAAATTCATCACTCAAATCCTTAGAATTTTTACTCAATCGGATGTAGCGGTAGCTGATAACTATGTGGATCAATTCTTGCCCATATTCAAGAATAATGAAATCAGAAACATGCTTCTTTCATTTGCAAATAGAGAGGGTACTCACCAAAGAGCATATGCTTTACTCAACGATACTTTAGGCTTAGATGAGTCAGAGTATGCATACTTCTTAAATCATAAACCCATGCTTGATAAAATTCATAACATGCAATCGATCAATCCTAGCGATAGCACACAAACGGCTTATTCACTTGCTCAAGCCGTATGCAATGAGGGAATGAGTTTATTCTCAGCTTTTGTCATGCTCCTCCACTTCCAACAACAAGGCAAGATGAAAGGCATGTGTGAGGTGGTGGAATGGTCTATTAAAGATGAGAGCTTGCATGTAAAGGCTATGACCCAGCTTTATCAAACCTATGTGCAAGAGATGAATATCAAGGTTGAGCAAGAGGAAATCCAAAACCTATTTACACAAGCCGTTGATTTAGAAGATCAGCTGATTGACATGATCTTTGGGGAGGCTCAAGTGGTGGAAAGCCTCGTTAAAATTGAAGTCAAGATGTTCATTAGGTATCTAGCGGATCGTAGGCTCATGCAACTTGATTGCCTACCTATTTACCACATTGATAAAAATCCATTGCCTTGGCTTGATTGGATTGTGAACGGCGTATCTTTCAAGAATTTTTTTGAAGGCGTAGTCACTGATTATTCTGCTAGTGGTATGACTGGAGCATGGGGATGGTAGTCAATCGGACAAGGTAAAATGATCGTATTTTTATAAAAATATAAAAAAACATATATACAAATTTTAAAAATGATGATAGCAATATAGTAAAGCATCCAACAACCCGAACAAGGATTTCATCATGGTCGCATTCAAGCCATACCTAGAGAGTGTAAAAACACTGATTCAAAACAAGATCGAAGAAACTCGTAAATTGATTCACAAAGCAAGATTTATGTCTTACTCTGAAATTCAATCAGAAGCTGAAATTGGTTTTGCCGTTCTTCCTGATCTAGAACATGATCTTACACAATTGATGTCTATCAGTGAAACACCTAAGTGTATCTATAACGCTACCCCCCACCCTATCCATTTCATGGGGACACAAGACAAAGTTTTGTACACAATTCAACCTTGTGGTTTAGTCACTCGTATCGCATCACCTAACACAACAAATTTGACTTGGGATTTCGTTGTAGCTCCCGTTGATCTAGACGGTTTATATATCCCCATTATCAAGGCTTGTATCACCGAAAAGGCAAGTAGCGATACGTTCATTGATCTACCACCTTTTGAAGAAGGCGTGTACTATATCGTATCCGCTCCCATCTTCCTTGCTCTACCTCACCGTTCTGATCTTTTACAAGTCGATCCAGTGAGAGATGCATCAGGTCTTACAATCGGTGCAAGAGGTTTCTTTAGTCATCCATAAGGGGCTATCTATATTTTATTTATTGTATCTATTTTATTATATGTATATATATGTGAGAAATCAGCTTGACGCTGAAAAAAACGCAAGTTTCGATTTGAGAAATCAGCTTGACGCAAAAAACTAAAAAAAGGAAATTTTCATGAGTAGATATGACATTTCACAATTCGAGAAAGCTCGTCCTATGAGTGGGTACATTTTTGTGGATATCAAAACAAATGTGGGGGATGATGGTAAACGATTTGTAGCTAAAGTAATGGATACGGCACAAGGTGAAGATCAACATGTAAGATACGGTACAATGGTTTTAATTTCTACCGATGAAATAATCCCCAGCTTTCAACTCACATATACAAATCTTGAGATTGGACCGATTGTAATCACATATCATGTCATCAAACCTTCTCAAATTCTTGCCATCCTCAGTAAATAGGTGCAAAAATGTCATTAAATGCTACTACCGTAAAACAATACCTGATCGATTACTTCTCCGCTTCATCACTAGCTAAGAAGCTACAATATGCTGATATGTGTACAAGTGTAGATCAAGAGCCAACATTGCTCAAACCTCTATATGATATCAGCTTGGAAGGTGTGCTACTACAAGATGATAACTCGGTGAAACCTCTTTATAGGTGGAGTGACTCTATTGTTGGGCAAAATGAAGATCAAATCGCTATGCTTAAATCTTTGGATAAGGTTGCCTTCTATGTCCCTCTTATCCCATCACTAGATACTATCACTCAACAAATCTGGGGATGGCAACAACAATTTGACGGACGGGCAACAATCCACGGCGTACTCAATCATTTAAAGAACGAGATTGCTGAATTTGAAGAAACTGAAGTAGGTAGTGAAGAGGCGGAAAAAGAATTTGCGGATCTTTATATTTTGCTTATGCACCTTGCTGCACTTTCAAACATTGATGTGAGAACGGTGGTATCCAACAAGCTGGCGACCGTACAAAAGCGAGATTATAGCGGTGAGCCAGATGCTGAAGGTTGTATCACTCACAAAAAATAAAAATATCTAAAATATCTATTTGATCTTGTGTTTATGAGTATCTCTCAAACACAAGGATTAACATGAGCGAAGAAATCTTACAATCGCAAGAAGATGCATATCTCGATCAAGAGGCTTTCCACAAAGAACTTGATATGATCTTTACTCTTATTGAAACTCAACAATCAAATCGCATGTATGTCAAGGGACTTTCATTTGTCTTTTTGATCGTATGTATCCTCTCAAAATCCCCCCATGCAAGTTATATCTTTTGCTTCGCTACCTTGCTCTTACTCTCTCTTGAAATTGAATGCAAGAACAAGCTAAACCGTCTTGGATGGCTCTATGACTGGACAATCGTCAATAGACAAACTGGCGATACTTCCTACCGATACTCTTTTGATACCGAACGATTTAGGGCATATGATCGAGATTTGTACTCTTACCTAGATTTTGATAGTGTGCCTTTCTTCGTTCTCCAAATCCTCAACTTTTACATTCTTTCCTAAGGATCATGATCATGATGTTACTTATTGGCCGTAAAGGCAACCTCGTATATTTTGATGATAAAGGTCAGGCTCATACTAGAGCTTTCCCCAAATTCAGCCTTAATCAAGCTCAAGTTTTCATTCAGCTTGGGCTTAGTAATCAATACATGAATGTCTTGGGGCAAATTGTGACTTATGGTTGAGTCCGATTTCCACAAGATTGCTAGTGATTTAGCTACACTACTGGAGCAAAAGAATTTAGCCTACGGTGATGCTTTCGCTAAAACTACTCAAATCCTTGAGCTACTTTACCCCAAAGGTATCAATGTAAGCCAGTATAAAGATATTCATGTGATTGTTCGTATGCTAGATAAGATTTCTAGGATTGCAAAAGACAATGATCCTATGGGGGAAAGTCCCTATCAAGACTTGGCGGGCTATTGTCTCCTTGCACTGAAGCAAATGAACAAGTAAAAATTATTGCACCAAAAATAAAAAGTTTTTTTAATTAGTAGTATTTTATATATATAAGTAGTTTTTAAATTGTTTATCCTACAAATAAATAAATAAAAGGATAAATAGATCATGGACGATTTACAACTCTTGGCGTCGTATATGGAAACGCCAAATGATGCACAAATACTAGAGAAATTAGCAATTAGGTGCAAGCCTGTGCTAGAGAGCATGAGGCTAGATGAAAAGGTGGAGGCTCAAGTCGTCCGTAAGATCGGTTTAGATGCTTGGTGCGATATCCATAAAATAGACGGGACAATAGCAAGGCTGATCTATGTCTACTTGGGGCAAGTGAAGATCAAGAAAGCTGCTAAGGCTAGCATGTCCCCCAAAGATATCCATAGAATGATCCTAGCGGGGAAATCAACGGCTTACATGGCTCGCAAGCTGAATGTCCATCGTGACTCAGTGAGAAGAGCAATCGTAAAATTTGGATATGTAGAGCTTTATGATAGTAACCGAAAGAGAAGCAAGGTCGCAAAGATCGTTCATTTACTTGAGAGCGATGGGCAACTGACTAATCTACAAATCGCTAAACAAGTAGGTACACAAGAAAGCTATGTAGCGAAAATCAGACATACTCACGGCTTTACACTGAAAACAAGAAAACCCCCCGCTGAGTACCTCCAGATGAAACTTGATGAGGGCTTGTGTGCTAAAGAGATAGCTAGCGAACTTGGGCTATCGCACCGTACAATCCAAACTTATCTTTCTGGCTATGGCATACGAGTAGGTGACTCCCCCGCTTATAGATCAGTCCCCGCTCTTAGAATCGAGGCTATGCTCATAGATAAAAAATCAATCCCTGAGATAGCGGATGCACTATGCAAGGCTGAGAGTACGATCAAGACATATATTTACCACTACAAGCTTTCGCACCTAATCCTAAGAAAATTTGATGATCCTGAACTACCTAAGAGAATAAGGGCAATGCGAGATGAGGGACTTACAAATTTATATATTGCTCAATCCCTCGATGTTTCCGTCAGTTATGTATGTGCGGTAGTCAAGAGATTGGGGATGCCGTCAAGAAGATATCCACCTAGTACCCAACCAAGTTTATTTGAAAATTTTGATGAGCTAAAAAAACTTTTAAAAAATATTTAAAAAATTATTTGACAATATAAACAATTTCATATATAACTATAAATAACAAAGCAAAACAACAAACTCTTCCAAAAGGAAAAATCAAATGTTCTTAGATTTCGACTCACTGATTGCCCAAGAAACTCAAACAAATCCCTCCAAGACTCTTCGCACCTATGTAAATAGCAAGGGCGTAAAGCATACCGTAGAACATTTCTCAAATGATATGTTCGCAATTGTTCGTGAAGACGGTCACTATACCACTACCCCATGTGACTCTTTGGTCATGACCTTTATGCTCGCTACTCAATATGGCCTTGTAGAAGAAAGCCAAATCGTTGTAGCACAAGCTGAGGCTGTTGTTGCTCTCGATGATGAAATCAAGGCTTTAGAAGAAAAGCTTGCACAAGTTAAGGCTGAAAAGCAAGCAATCGTAGATGCCGTAGAAATCAAAACCAGTGTCATGCATGTAAACGGTTTCAAGGTGGATGTTCATGTTCATGCAAGAGGCTTTACTGAAATTCAAGTCAGCCAAAAGGTCAGTCGTGCATGTAAGATTGGTTTCAACAAGTTCACTCATTCCACCGTAGGTAAGAAAGATTATATCAAACTCTTAGCTGCAATCAAGAGAGCGACCAGTATGCAAGGCTTGATTGATAGCCTCAAGGATGAGGGCATTGTTTGGTTTGTGACTCTCTCAGCTGATCAGTGTGATGTGTCCGTCTCCATGCACGAAGATTGTGTATATGTGCAAGGTCATGATATTGAGGCTAGCTATCACAATCCCATCAATATCGTGTCAGTCACTCGTGCCCTTGATTGGATGACTGATTGCATGCTCGGCTTGTATGAGGATTTATGCCTTGATTGCGATAATACTAGCAAGCAAGATGTGTATGATCTATGCCAGATGGCTCAAGATTGTGGTGCTACCGAAATCATTGATGAGCAAGAAGAGTTTAGCGAAGATGATGCATGGAAGCGATGGGAATAGCCTAGCCTATCCACTCAACCAAATGCGGGGTATCTCTAATATCTACATGTATCCATCCTCGATCATAAAAGCCTAAACCTTTAAAATTCCATTTCTTGGCTTTGATACCGTCCCTCACGAATTTGTGAAATGCTTGCACCGTTAAATTTTTAGCATAGCAATCCACCGCACAAGCCGTAAGATGTTGGCTCTTCGTTGCTCCCCCAATCTCCAAGTTATACTCTGCTGCTCTATATCCACTTGTGATGATGATCGGTGAGCCTAGAGCGTCTCTCACTTTTTGTAGTTCAATGAGTAGCCTTTTAGCATTGCCTAAATACTCATCTGGTATCACTGATCTAAATTCAAGCTCACTTAAATTGAAATTTGTTGTCACTTGTAAATCATGCTTCTGATCCGATTTTAAAAGTTGTGGTTTCATTCTCTTTCCTCTACTCTTATGTAGGCAATCAAGCCTATGTTTCTGAGGGGGGTAGGTGCAACGCCTCTCCCCTTTAATTTTAAATAATTTTTAAAAATCATCTTGTGATGTAATTTGATCTAGTATAGTATATAAATACAAAGCAAAAACAAAATTTCAACCTGATGGAGTACCCCCATGTTACAAAAACGAGACATGTTAGCACCTATCCCAGATACCATTATGGATAGATGCAAGAGAGTGGCAAAGAGACGAACAAGCGAGAATTTAGCTCGCTCTTCATGGAAAGATAACAAGAAATCCTATGAGTCCCAAGATGTGATTGAGCTGAGAGGGATTGTATGTGAGGCTAGTCTAGCTCTCACGCTTGAGATTGATATTGAGCAAGTTTTTAAGACCGGCAACCGATCCGCTCTAAGAGGCTCTGATACTGGGGATATCATCTATGACAATTGCTATATTGATGTGAAGGGGGTAAAGCTACCTCATTCAAATTTGCTCATCTCCATGACAAAGATGAATACAAGCATTGATGTTTTTGTACTTGTGCATGAGAGCGATTGGGGAAATCGATTTTTAGGTGCTATCCCCTTCCATAAAGCATTTGGGCAAAAGATTGTGCTGAAAGACGGTACTGATCTAGGCAACGGCGTGCGACAAGAGGATTTACTTGATCTTGAGACGGCTATCAAAGAAGCCAAAGATGAAAGAGCAAGACTTAGAAATTTGATGGCTCGACCTTTATAATATCACCGAAAAAGCCTAAATTAGAATTATAAATTGATGAAAATAGCTGAGGTGCACCTTCTGGTGTCCATTCCCTAGATAATAATTTCCCATGAATGCCCGCTGATAAGATTTGTTCCCACGCATAGGCTATCACGGAGGAAATATCACTTGAGGCAAAATATAAGGCGGGGGTATCACCTGAAACTTGTGCTTGTGGTACAAGGATACCACCATTTGGCTCATTGTCTCTTGGCTCCCCATCTTCCCTCACGTATGTCACTGGTGCATTAAAAATTGATCCGTCCACATATACGGCAAATATGCCCTTATCATCTTGTGCTATCCAAAAGGGAAGGATTTTGATTGTGTATGTTTGCCCACTTACAAAGCTTGCTTTTGTCCACATACTTGTAGCGATATCGCTAAAGATCAAATTGGTAGATCCACTGACTCTTTCAAGATAATAAATCTTGCTATCTATCTCTACCCACCGACCTTCATATCGAGTATGGAAATCATTACCTTGTAGTGTACGGCTACCTATCGCAACCACATCTTGAGAGGTGCTATCAGTCCATCCTTGTAGCAAGTGTTTGAAAAAAGCAAAAGCGGTGCCAACCGTACCCCTTGCACCAAATGCAACGGATCGTAGAGCTTCTCTGACATATTGCTCGGGGATAAAGGGCAAGCGGTGAAAACCGTAAATCCCTAAAATCCGTTGAAAATCAATGCCTTTTGCTCTATGCAATAAAGTCTCATTCTTGATCTGATCAGCCTTAGATATCGGATACAACATAAGATACTACCCCCCCTCTTAGAATAGGTGATGCCAGCTTAGTGAAGATCAAGCCGTTAAAACTTGTTTGAGTCTTGCTTGTGTATGTAAAGAGCCTATTCTCTACGAAGAGATTGCCTTGATCTGGGAAGCCGATTGTACTCTCTACATGCAAAACTTGATCCGTCAGATCATCAAAATCAAGGGATAGAATTGTAGTAGGCTGACCTACTAGATTATGGATTTGCTCCCCTACGGTTAGAAGCATGCTCTCAAGTACGCCAAAAGCATATTGATCTTGTGCGACTGGATCAATACGGCTATCTCGTGGACCAGTAGCTAAAGCTGGAGGGATTTGCTTTCTCATAGAATAGACGGCTGAGGCTCTAAATCTATCCACGACCACAAGAGAGTCATCTAGCCTCAGCATTTGGTAATTGCCCCACTCTACTAAAATCGAGTATGTTCCTTTAGCTAGAGGTGGTACATAGCACACGACCATTGTTTGCCAAACATCAGTGTAGCAACGGCTTTTAGAGTTGGGAAATCCCCCATGAGATATTGCCTTCACAAGTCCCATGCTATCTAAGAACGAAACCTTGAAACCACGTACTACAAAAGGGTATCTCGTAGTACTAGCTAGTGTTTTCCAATCAGCATAGATATGAAGACGGATACCCCCATGATTAGGTACAATTGCATGACTAAGCAAGCTACTAGCCACCACTTGATCATAAGGTGAGCCAAAGCCTGAATCCCTTTGCGTTGTGCTATACGGTGAGCCAAAACCTAAGTCAAATACTGATGGATAGGTTGGTGAGCCAAAGCCAGTTTCCATATCATCCTCCTTATACTACATAGGCGGTGATAGTACCACCTAGCCCATAGCCATGATGGAAGGGATGAGTGAGAGTACGAATACCAAACCATTCACCGTTTGCAATAGTGATGGGATTTGATGATAAATCTAAACTACCTGGTAGCGGTCTATGATTTTTGAAATTCACATTTGTGGATCTTAGCACCGAGATTGTAGCACTCTGACTTGTCCATGTATTGATAGCCAATGCACCTTGATCATTGATACATTTCACTAGATCAAAAGTGTAATCATTTGTCCCGCCGTCTTTAGATCCACCACTAAAAACAACAAGATCAATGTAGGTAATCTTAATGCTTGATCCAGTGTTATTTCTCCAAATAAGATGAGGATGAAGGGCGATTTCATCAGTAAAGTCTTTTGATAAAGTACCCTCATTGAAAATACCCATAACATTTGTATTGCCTATGTCTTTAGTCCCCGCCAAAATCGTGGTAGTCGTTTGTTGACTATATGTAATCCATGATACTGGTAAAGTGATATTTGAACTTGTGCTGATTGTGATTGCTGCACTACCATCAAAGCTAGCTGATCCACTGACCGCACCACTTAAAGCGATTGATCTAGCGGTAGCAAGTTTGGTGGCGGTGCTGGCATTTGCACTAATTGAGGACGGCAAGGATAGAGTGATACGAACATCGTTATCAACCTTTGATCTAGCTACGTCAATTTCATTTGTAGTACCATGAAAAGAAAGCTTATCATTTGCCAAATCTACGGCGGTGATAGGCAAGATTACATCATTTGCACTTACATTCAAATTAGGACTTGGGACGGTGGGCAAGTCTTGATTTTTCCATTCACCTAAAATATCATCATATCGTATCACTTGACCATTAGTTGGTACACTAATTGCAACATCTGATAATTCATTCAAAGTTGTTGCCCCGCTAAAATGCTCTACCTCTTCCACAAGCGTATTATAAATTGATGACCAATTCTTTTCACCAATAGACGGCTTTTGTAATCCCTTGTTCTCGGATAATACACGAACATGGACAAAAGAAGTAGCTGGTGCAATGATTGCATCAGTTTGACTACTTTCCCCCGTGCTTGTGTTGGTAGCGATTAAAAATAGGCGATAATTCCCCCATGTATCCACATTGTTAAGAATAGGATTTTGAATAGTACTACTACTCAAACTCGCACTACTACCTTGAGGTTTTGATAGCGACCATGAATAGAGAAAGCTGGCTGATGGATGATTACTATCTTGTGCTTGACCATACAATTGAATGTTTGTTTGGGGTAGATTTACACTAGCTAGATCAATGACCTTGTCATGTTGGCTAGCGACGGGACTTGTTTGGCTGCTTGTATATGTGATGATCATTTTTTATCCTACTACTACATTGATTGAAAGCATGGCTATATTATAGATATCTTGAGCATAGCTAGTAGTTAAAAAATCTCTTCGTCTAATCTTAAAGCCGTAGCCTGATTGCGTTGTCCCGCTTGCATCAGTGTACTGAATAAACTTGATCTTATTTGCGGTAGCAACATTAGATACATCACCATCCATGAGGATATCAAAGCCTTTTGTATCTTGGTCTCTAAAATAGATTGTACCCACGCCGTCCACGATATCAGTCATAGGGACAAGTGTGTTAAGTGTACAAGTGAAGAGTTTATCAATATAGCTTTGATCCACAAGTACAACATAACTTGCAAGCATGCATTGTACGGCGTCGCTACTAGCATTAACCTTTTGAGCGGTGTAAGGTGTTGTGATTGTGCCTAAATGCTCTACTGGCTCATAGTCTTGTCTGATATCAAGGTTGAAATCATCAGCGGTATTTTGGGATATAGTGAGCGAATTTGAATAGGGATTACGAAGATCTAAAATATGTTTGAGAGTAGCTGATCCTCTCTTCTTCTTTGCGATAAAAGCATTTAAACTTGCGGTGAGAGCGGTGAGCGAAACATTGATATCATTGATCTTTGATTTGAGATGCTCCATGCCTTCTTGTAAGCCCCCAATACCAACGGGACTATCTACCGCAATCCATTCACTTGTATTGTCCGTTGTGGATGAATTACCTACTAGCTGATCGGCTAAATAGTAGGGGGTAATACCAGATAGAGCAAGTTGCACGGTGCTACCCGAAAGCGTCCATTGAGTGATACGACCAATGAGCGACCATGCTTCACCGTCATCACCTAAATCACTAGGTACACCAACATAAAACAAGGTGCTTTCAATTTGTCTAGTAGCGATTGCTTGGGTAATCTCAGCACCGTCTACAACGGACCAAAAACGGCGGTTTTGTGTTGCTCCACTACTGAGTACTCTCTTTGCATAGATAGGTGGATAATATTGTGCATGAGTACCTGAGATATAACCTACACTTGTGGGGGTAGGTGGCAAGGCTGAATTTGTGTTATAGTAGATTTGAGTAAGAGCTTGGGCGGTGGTAAAATCACAATTACCATTTGTAGCCGTTGTTCTATGTACACATACACTACCTTGAGTTGCATCATCCCCGCTAATTGTACGAGCAAAAAAACTGAAATCACTAAAGGCAATCAATTTGCTTGAATTGTTAATCGTACTTGAGTTATCCCACTTCTTTAGCAAGCCTCCCCCAGTTGTGACAAGTCCACCGAGCAAGCGACTTACTTGATCATGCACAATGTTTTGGATGCCTTGAACATCTTCAAGGTCAAGTCTTTCAAGTGGTTGTAGTAGTACTTTTTTTTCAATAGCCATGTTTATGCTCCTACTCTAATCGTGATAGAGTCTGATTTAATTCTAGTTGGGGAAGATGTTTGAGGCTCAATGTTTTGTAAAGGTGAGCCGTCAGTATTGATAAAGGCAATGTCTAGCACGCCGTCAATATCCATGCACACATTAACAAGTTGCGAGATATAAAGTGTTTCAGTAGGTGCTAAAGAATTTATATAGGCAACCAAAGCTTGAGTAACGGCTGATTGTACAATAGATGATGAATATGTAGGCTTGACCTTGAGATTGAGTAAAAGAGAAATGAGAGTAGGCGTAATCGCTTTCACTACCACCCTTGTCCCCGCTGATCTAAAGCCCGTCATACGAGTAGGCTCATTCAAATCACCCTCAATCTCTTTTTGGATTTCAGCAATAATCCCCGTATAAACTCTATAAGGTGAGCTTTCCCCAATCGTCCACTCATCCCCCGCTTCTAAGCCTTGAACATAAACTAAGCCTCTCTCTGGTAAAGAGATGATACGGCTAGAAGCAATCGCTTGACCATTTACACGAATTTGGCTTGTTGTGATAGGTGCGGTTGCTGGTGCTTCATGATACAAAACTCTTTGGCCACCAACGGGGACAATACCGCCCACGGCTTTACCTACTCTTGAGCGAGTATTAACACTCATCTCAGCCGTCCCGTCATCAACATACAATTCAGAATATGCTGGTTTATCCTCTGGCTCTACCAACTTGGCATATCTAAGCCTTTCCCCCATACTACCTACAAAAGAAACCGCCAAAAATTCTAAAGCTGACTTTTGAGAACGAGAAAGCGAATTGAGATATGTCTTTGCTCTTGCTCTCAAAGTAGCATCATCCTCTTCGTCAAATCCGTTGTTTAGAGCAAGTGTATTTGTACAAGTGAGAATTGCATCTGGCATTGATTTGATTGTATCTATCTCACCGATTGCACAATTCCCCAAACTACCAGGTTGACTAGCTACAACAAAAATCCCTGAGCGAGTAGATGCACCTACAACCATAGTATAATCATCAATCGTTCTATATGTCATACTTGTGCGAGAGCATACAACCTCACTACCCGCGGGGATTGTAAGGCTCTCACTTGTATCATCTCTAGTCACTTCAATGATTGCTCCACTTGCATGACTTGCTTGTAATCGTCTGACTGTCCCTAGTGGTAGTTCCCTTACTCTTTCATCTAAATCAATACCTGAAACGGTATCCAAAAAATAAGACTCGCGAATAGTCACAAGCTTTCTCTCTACACTAGCAAGTTCTTGTGCAATCGCTGAGTACATAGTAGTCAAGATTGATCCATTTGATATGTCATCAAGGCTTGTTCTACCTACCGTCATAGCGGTGAGGTCTCTTAGTATCTCAAGAGCTGATTTGGGGGTATATGGCATAATATAAAATCCTAGATCGGTGCAATAAGGCTGATATTATCATCATTTAAAGTTGTACGGCATGTTAAATCTACCGCTACTCCATCGCTATCCATGATCATAGAAAGAGATGGGATATCAATGATTCTAGTATCACTCAAGATTTGCTCTTTGATATCCACCGCTAGATATGAACTTACCTTAGCAACATTCTTCGAGCCTACAATTCTTTGAATACCAAAATTAGGGAAGAGTGTGATTTGCCCTTTCTCAGTAGTCACTCGATAGATCAAAGATTGCTTGATAGCTTCACGACCTGAAACAAGAACAAGATCATCGCTACCTAGTACAAGGTCACCGTCGACCAGTTTCAAATCGCTTGTGAATTGTTGAGGTGCAAAGCTTGGCGTTGTCTCTTCGGTAGGTACTAGAATGATATCCCCCGCTTGTAGTACGGATCCGTTCGCTTTAGTATGTGCATCAATACACGAATTTAGCTTGGCTAGTTTGATCCAATCTGAAGGTGCATTGAGTAAATCTGAGGCAACCGTAAGCAAGTTTTCACCTATCCTTAGCATATATTCAAAGGTGGGATAAGGCTCTTGCTCAGTACTTGGCACATTATCAAAGCCTTGATTGAAAGCTGAAAGTTGCTTGAAACCTCTATCAGTTCTAAGAAAGCCTTTAGCTAGATCATCACTCTTTAGAATGGGGGTAATGTAGCCTTGTAATAGCTCTAGTGAATAAGCTAAATCCTCTAAATTTTGGGTAAGGATCAATAGATTTAGATCGATAGGTGTAGCGTCTATTTGATTAGGGATATTGCTATTCTTCCATTGTACACGAATAGCATCACCAAAAGACAAGCCTTTGATTTCCCAGCTTGCTTGAGCGGTTGTTCTATCCCCCGTTGCCTCGTCATCCCCATAGGCTGATTTGATTTGCTTGATTGCGTCCTTGATTGTATCAATCACGCCCCCTAGTGTTTTCCATGCATTTTTAAAATCGTTCTCTACGGTAACTGGCAAGAGAGCGACATTCTTGATTGCATTGCTCACCGAGCTAACTACATTACTTGCATTTGTCGCTACATTGTTTGCAACCGCCCCAAATCCACGAATAGCATTAGTTGTTTTCTCTACCTCTTTCACGACATCAATGACTTGATCGTACCATGACTTCTCTGGGGGGACGGCTTGGTCATAGGCTTCTAAATCAAGTGTCCAATCGTATGACAACCTTGTTCTATCAGCACGCCACCTCTTTACCTCAACCTTGGCATTGACTTGCTCTTGCACCGCTCTAAAAACTAAGGTTGTTCGCTTATCCTTTAGAAATGTATCTAGTTCGGTGAAATCAATAAATAACTTGTTCTTCTCTGATCTAGCTTTCTCACCGTATTCATGTAGGAAATCCCCAAACTCTTGCACTAATTGATCAGGTGTGAGAAAGCCGATAATCCCGTTTGCCTTGCTCCCGAGCCTAGCACCTAGCCCTATCTTCCCCTTGATAGAGATACTAGCCTTGCGAGGTGTACCGATTTGCCTAAACACTGATTGATCATCAAAGGTATACTCAAGCTTGCTCGGTGTTTCTCTCTCTATGCTGAAGTTTTGAGGTTGGGAAGGTAGCACAACAACCTTGATCCTCTTCCCACCTTGGTAAAGTTCAAGGTAGTAGTCAATAGGTAATCTAACTACACTATCAACCACATCCATCACCTGATCTATGACTCCACCAACCTTGTCAAATATCCCTTTTTTCTCGACCTTGCCTTTGATACCTAATTTCATGCTTATGCTCCTATGGCAATTCTATTCTTTGGTTTAGTGTAGCAATTAAAGCATCTCTCACTTGGCTTGTTGGCACATGCTCA